ATAATTTTATAAATGCTTGTATCTTTCATTTTGAAATCCTTTCTAGCTGGTAGGAATATAGAGTCCTGTTAATGGCGGTAAGACCGCCAGCCAGTGAAAAAATTTTAAGGTGGAAGTTTTGAAAACACAACCATAGGAGGTGTGGAATATGAAAACAGTTAAATGTGTTAAAGGTTATTACGACACGAAATTAAATCGACAAGTAAAACCAGATGAGGAGTTTGAAGTAACAGACGAGCGAGCTACACAGCTTATTAAAGCTAAGGTTAGTGTAGAGGTTGCTACTCCTACTCCTGAAAAGGTGGCTACACCAAAAACACGAAAGAAAAAGGAGGCGTAAGCTATGACTATTTCAGAAATTAAAACAGAATTTGTACTTGCTACACTGGGTAAAGGTACAAAAGTGGTAGCGTGTGATTTTGCTACTTTAAGAATGAATGAGTGTGGAGAAATGACAGTTAACGCTATTAACGCTTATATCGAAAAGGGCACAGTTAAGTTTTTTTCGGTGGTAAATAATGAATAGACGTGACGAGCTTATAGCTATTATTCCTGAGGAGTCTTTAGAGCTGGTTAAAAGTGTAGTGGATGACGTTGTATTTTTAGAGGAGCGTCTTACAGAGCTTAAGGCGTTACCGTTTATCGAGGTAAACCCTAAAAATCCTATGAAACAGCGTAGCACTCCAGCCAGTAAACTCTATAAGGAATTTTTACAACAATATATTAACTGTATAAAAATGATTGAGTATGTCATTTATAAAGAAAAACGCCTAGAGGGTGATGAGGTTGAGGAGTCACCACTACGGAAGTGGTTTAAAGAGAATGTGGATGACGGAAAGTAAGAAAATTTGGACGCCTGATAACAGCTATCTGTTAGAGTACCACGCTCGTATAGAGAGTGGAGAAATTATTGTAGGGCGTGAGCTGTGGCAAGAGTTAAACAACTTAAAAGAGGACATTTTGACAGACGCCTATATTTATGATACAGAGGACGCTCTGTTAAGAATGAATTTCATGGAGAATTGTGTAAGACTCACTAAGTCACCTTTCTATAATAAGCCTATGGTACTCATGCTGTGGCAAAAAGCATTTATAGAGGCTGTGTATAGTTTCAAAATGCGAGACACCACACTCAGACGTTTTAAGAAAATCATTTTACTTATAGCTCGTAAAAATACTAAGAGTGAAACCTGTTCAGCTTTAGGGCTTTCAGAGTTTTTCTTAGGTAATGCTGGAGCTGATATAGTGTGTAGTTCAAATGATGACTCACAGGCGAGCCTGATTTATGACGCTATTGACACTATGAGGATGTTGATAGACCCAGAGGACTTAGACACTAAGCGTAATCAGCGGTACATACTCAATAAGGTTAATAATACAAAGATATTTAAGCTATCTGACCGTACACGTAATAAAGAGGGGCGTAATATTGACGTAGCTTTCTTAGACGAGTCTCACGAAATGAAAGAGAACGTTATAGCTAAGTCAGTAGAACAGTCACAGAGTTTAAAGGACGAGCCACTATTTATAAATCTTACTACAGAGGGCTTTGTGGTAGACGGTTATTTAGACGAGGAGCTTAAGCGAGCCAGAAAAATTATAGCTGGTGAGGATGACGGTATTATGGCTGAGCGTACTTTAGCGTGGCTGTATACACAGGACTCTGAGGCTGAGGTATGGCAAAACAGAGCGAGCTGGGTAAAGTCTAACCCTAGTTTGGGTATCGTTAAAAAGTGGACTTATCTGGATGAACAGATAGACATAGCTAAGAATAGTAAGGCTGACCGTATATTTGTACTGTGTAAGGACTTTAATATAAAGCAAAATTCAGCTCAGAGCTGGCTTAATATTGAGGACTACGATTATAAGGCGGTATATGACCTAGAGAGCTTTAGAGGGTGCATAGCACTAGGAGCTGTAGACTTATCAGAAACTACAGACTTAACGTGTGCTAAGGTGCTACTAATGAAACCAGAGGACAATACAAAGTATATACACAGTATGTACTTTATCCCTGAGAGTAAGTTAGAGGACTCAGATGACCGCAACGCTGGAGCTAAGTATAAAGCGTGGGCTGAGGCTGGGCTAGTCACAATAACAGAGGGTAATGATATTGACCTGAGTAAAGTAGCTGACTGGTTTTATAGCTTATATAAAGAGTACGGTATAAAGCTCTGGAAATGTGGTTATGACCAGAAATTTGCTAAGGACTTTCTTAACCGTATGGAATATTACGGCTGGACTAAGCAGAGTGGAGAGCTGGTAATGGTATTACAGAATGCCCAGACACTTAGTAATGCTATTAAACTACTGGAGGCTGACTTAAGTCACCAGCTAGTTAATTATAATGACAATGATGTAGACAAGTGGTGTTTAAAAAACGCCTGTTTAAAGGTTAATGACTTAGGACAGTGCTTAATTGTTAAGGCTGAGCCTAGTAAACGTATTGACGGTGCTGTATGTAAGGCTATTCTGTACGAAATGTACAGACAGAATAGAACAGAGTGGCGTCAAATGTTGGGAGGTGCTAACTAATGGGGTGGTTTAGTGATTTATTTAAAAAGGAAACTCCAACACAAACAAAATACGCTGAGGTGATGAGTGGTTACGCTCCTATCTTTTCTCAGTTTGGACAAAATATTTACGCCAGTGACGTAGTACAACAGGCTATTAACTGTATTGTAAGTGAAATGAAAAAGCTAAGACCTGAACACATACGAGAAAAGGGTAACGACATTATCCCAGTAAGCTCAAATTTACAGGCGGTACTGAATAACCCTAACCCACGTATGACAACGAGTGACTTTTTAGAAAAGGTGACATGGTTATTATTCTTAAACTACAACGCTTTTATCATTCCTACTTATAGGGTGTGGAAAGATGAAAAGGGAGTAGAGAAAAGATTTTATGACGGTCTTTACCCTATCACTCCTACTCAGGTGGATTTTATTGAGGACGCTGGTAACAGGCTTTTCGTAAAGTTTAGATTTAATGGCGGTCAGGAATATACAGTAAAATACGCTGACGTTATCCACATTAAATATCGTTATAGTGTTAACGACTTTATGGGCGGTAACGAGTCAGGACAGCCTGATAATGAGGCACTGTTAAAGACGCTTAACCTTAACCACCAGCTTTTAGAGGGCGTAAGCTCAGCTATGAAGTCAAGTTTTGCTATTAATGGCGTGGTTAAGTTTAATACTATGCTGGATGACGGTAAGACAGAGCAAGCTCTTAAAGAGTTAGAGGCTAAATTAAAGAAGTCTGAAAGCGGATTTTTGCCACTCGACTTAAAGAGTGAGTTTGTACCAATTAAGAAAGAGATACAGCTGGTACACGCTGACACACTTAAATTTATTGATGAGAAAATCTTAAGACATTTTGGCGTACCGCTTAGTATTTTGACTGGTGATTACACTAAGGAACAGTATGAGGCATTTTACCAGAAAACTTTAGAGCCGTTAATTATTAGTTTCTCTCAGGCGTTTACTAAGACGCTCCTTACTGACGGTGAGTTAAGTCACCACAACAAAATTATGTTCTATCCTAAAGAACTTATTTTTATGTCAGTAGACCAGACTATACAAATGGTAACTCTGTTAAGTAATACAGGTGCTATGTATGAAAATGAAAAGCGTGTAGCTTTTGGTTTAAGACCTTTAGCAGAGCTGGAGGGTAAACGCTACACGAGTCTTAACTGGATTGACGCTAACAACGCTAACGCCTATCAGGTAGGTAGTACAGGAGGTGGAGACAATGGAACAGACGAAAATAACGAGAGCGTATAACTTAGATTGTGAACTTCGTAGCATTGAAGAAGAAAGTGGAGTTATAAAAGGTAGAGCTATAGTTTTTGAAAAAACTACAGATATGGGTATGTTTTATGAAGTAATAGACAGAGGGGCTTTAAAAAATACTAATCTGAAAGACGTTAGGCTTTGCCTTAATCACGATACAAGTTTTGTTTATGCTAGGTCAAGAAATAATAACAAAAACTCTACAATGAAGTTAATTGTAGATGATGAGGGCTTAGGTTTTGAGGCTAAATTAGATATTGAAAACTCACCTAAGGCACGTGATTTTTATTCAGCTATTAAACGTGGTGACATAGATAAAATGTCATTCATGTTTGTAATAGAAAAGGACGAGTGGACAGACTTAGACTCAGAGAAACCTACACGTAGAATTATGGATATTTCAGTAGTCTTTGAGATAAGTGGTGTTACATTCCCAGCCTATGAAAGTACACAAATATCAGCTAGAGACAAAGAGGCACTGGAAAGTGCTAAAGCCACACTGGAGAGCGTGAGACGTCAGGCACTGGAAAGTGTTGAGGCTGAGCTGGAACTTGAAAAGGCAAAATTACGCAACAAATTTTTTTAAGACTAAAGTCTTGAAATCACAACTCAAGGAGGTAAAAGCCATGAAAGATTTTTTAACAAATCTTATCGAGCGTAAACAGGCTGAAATGGACGAGCTTAAGAAACGCTCAGACGAGTCTCAGGACTTAGCAGAGGTAAGAGCTATTGGTGAGACTCTTGAAAAGTTAGCTCAGGAAATTGCTGAGGCTAAGGAACAGCTGGCAGAACTCGACAAGGAAGAAGAACAGCCAGCACAGGAAGAAGAACAGGCAGAACGCTCAGCTATTCCAGCTGAGGCAGAAGTAAGAAACGCTCAGGTAGTAAGCACATTTAATTTAGGAGGTAAAGAAACTATGGAAAATCAGAACATGGAATATCGTAACGCATTTATGGAATATGTACTTCGTGGTACTCCAATCCCAGCAGAATTAAGAGCAGACGCTAACACATTAACAGGTGACGCTGGTAGCGTTATCCCTACACATTTAGTAAATGAAATCATCGAAAAGTTTGATAACGTGGGAATGATTTTACCACTTATCACAAAGACATCTTATAAAGCTGGTGTAGAAATTCCAACAAGCTCAGTAAAACCTGTTGCTACATGGGTATCTGAGGGAGCTGGCTCTGACCGTCAGAAAAAAGCTACTGGTAAAATCACATTCGCATACTACAAATTACGTTGTGAAATTGCTATGTCTATGGAAGTTGGTACTATGGCACTCTCAGCATTTGAAGCTAAGTTTGTAGAAAACGTAGCTAAGGCTATGACATACGCTGTAGAAAATGCTGTTATCAATGGTACAGGCTCAGGACAGCCTAAAGGTATCTTAACAGAAACAGGAGCAACTGTTGAGGGAGCACTTAAATACGATAAGGTTTGTGAAGTAGAGGGACTTATCCCTGTTGAATATGAAACAGGTGCTAAGTGGTGCATGAATAAAAAGACATTCTTAAAGTTTGTAGCTATGGTAGACCAGTCAGGTCAGCCTATCGCTCGTGTAAATTACGGTATTGCTGGTAAAGCTGAACGTACTTTATTAGGTCGTGACGTTGTTATCTCACCTTATGTAGCAGACGATAAGGCGTTTGTATTCGACTTTGCTGACTACATCCTTAACACAATTTACGACATGGGTATCACAAAGAAACAGGACTGGGAAACAGAAGATTTACTCACAAAGGCTGTTATGTCTGTTGACGGTAAAGTAGTAGACGCTGGCTCTTTAGTAGTATTCAATATCCAGCCTACAGTTTAATTAATATTTAGGAGGTAAGTTACAATGGCTGACACACATTTAGCTTTAATTAAAAGTGCTTTAGGTATTACAGGTGAATATCAGGACGCTACCCTAAAAATTTATATTGATGAGGTTAAGGCATATATGAAAGACGCTGGAGTACCTACTGAGGTAATTGAGTCTAATGTGTCAGCTGGTGTAATTGCCAGAGGTGTAACAGACTTATGGAATTATAACGGCGGTGCTGGTAAGCTCTCTGATTACTTTTATCAGAGAGTCAGCCAGCTGGCTTATACCTCTGAGGAGGTGGGTGAGTAATGAGTTATAGACCTATTGAGCCTTACTGTATTCCAGTAGAGTTATTTAACCCTACATACGAAACGGTAAAAGGCGTGACTAAAAAGGTTTACCCAGAAAAAGGCGAGGTTATTTTTTGTAGCTTTAAGACCTATGGAGGTACAGAGACTACTGTAAATGACCAGCTGACTGTAGTAGACACAGCTACTATAGAAACATGGTACAGACCTGATATTACAAGTGCTAGTCAGTTAAGACTGAGTGGTAAAAAGTATGAGGTCATGGGTGAGCCTGAGAATATAGAACAGCGTAACCAGTTTTTAAAGTTTAAGGTACGAGGTGTTAGAGGTGGCACGTAAGAAAATTGGCTTACATTTTGACGGCTGGGAGGAGTACATGGCTAAGCTAGATGAGCTGGGCGGTACTCAGACCATGAAAAAGGGCGTGGAGGAGGCTTTAATCGAGTCTAAGAAACACGTTAACCCACTCATAGAAAAAGCTATTGCTAAAGGCAAGTTACCAGCTAAGGGTAAATATTCTCATGGTGGTACAAAAGAGTCTATCGACAATGAAATGTCTGTAGAGTGGGAGGGCATGACTGGAGCTATTAAAGTCGGTTTTGATTTTAGTAAGTCAGGTCTTAAAAGTATTGTCCTTATGAAAGGTACTCCTAGAATGAAACCTGTAAGCGGTTTGGAAAGTGCTATTTATGGAGCTAAGACACAAAAGGAAATAGCTGAGATACAAGAAAAAATTTTAAGTGAGCATATTAAGCGAGTTATGGAGGGTTAAGGTTATGGAGGATTTATTAATAAGTACGCTGGAGGCTTTAGGTTATCCAGTACGGCTACAAGGTAGCTTACTACCAGCAGAGCCTTACCCAGACAGCTTTTTTACTTACTGGAATGACTCAGCTGACGGAGACAGCTACTACTCTAAC